TCCTGTTCGATCTCGGCTACTTCGGCCGCCGCAAGGGCCCGGACGGCTTCTTGAGGGTCTCGATCGACCGCGATCATCCTCAGCATCTGCTGGACGGCGCGCCCGACGATGGCGGCGCGCGCTGGGCCGAGCATGGCATTGCGCTCCGCGAGGATGCCGATCCGGCCGGGCCCATCATCCTCGTCGGCCTCGGCGCGAAGTCGCGGGTCTACCTCGAGGCCGAGGACTGGGAGCTAAACAAGCTCGCGGAGCTCGAGCGGCGCTTCCCGGGCCGGCGCATCATCCATCGGCCGAAGCCGGGTCAGGAGTTTCGGCGGCTGCGCTGCGAGCGCGATGAGGCGACACCGATCGATGAGCTGCTGCGCGGCGCGTCGCTGGTCGTGGCCCGGCATTCGAACGTGGCGGCGGAAGCTGCAGTGGCCGGCGTGCCCTTCGAAGCGGAAGATGGTGCCGCGGCATGGCTCAACGGGCGAGAATACAGCGTGGCGAACCGGCGCGAGTTCCTGCACCGCCTGGCCTGGTTCCAATGGCGCGCCGCCGAAGCGGCGCAGGCGTGGCAATTTCTGAAAGGGCTGGCATGAAGATCAATTTCGGATGCGGCAGCCGCGTCCTCGACGGGTATTACAACATCGACGCCGTCCGCGATCCGAACGCGCCGCGCGACCCGGAACTCGTCGAGGCGCTGCGTTTCGACGGCGAGCGCCTCGTCAATCCGCTGCCGTTGGCCGACGGCTGCGCCGATGAGGTGATGGCGATCCACGTGTTCGAACACTTCTATCGCTGGACCGTGGACGCGCTGCTCGACGAATTCCGGCGGCTGCTGAGCGTCGACGGGCTGCTCGTGCTGGAGATGCCGAACCTGCTGAAATGCTGCGAGAATATCATCAGTGGCCGCACGGTGGGGACTGGCAAGCATCCGAATCAGGCGGGCCTATGGGGACTGTACGGCGATGATCGGCTTCAGGATCCATTCATGTGCCACCGCTTCGGATATACGCCGCAGACGCTGCGAGTGATCCTCGAGCAGCACGGTTTCCGCGGCATCGAGGAGCACCCGACGGTGTACCACCCGGCCGGGCGGCTTCATCGCGACATGCGCATCATCGCGCGCGCAGCCTGACGCGCGCGGACAGGGCGCGCTCAGGCAGCGCGCTTGCAGGCCGGCGAGTGCGTGAAGAGCCGAACTTCGGCCTCGCGCCTGCACGCTGCTGCCTCCTCGATCGTCTTGAAATAGCCGAGCGTGATTTTCTTGCGGTGGTGGGTGATCCGCGCCATCCATCGCTTATCTCTTCCGTGCCAGTACACACCGGTCACGCCAGAAGCCGACCGAGTGTGCCTTGCCATGTTCTCGCTGTTCTGCTTCTGCGTCGCAGCACGCAAGTTTTCCCACCTGTTGTCGGACTTGTCGAGGTTCTCATGGTCGACCTGATGGTCAGGCCAACTGCCGGTCATATACAGCCACGCGAGACGGTGTGCATAGTGGGCCACGTAATCGATCTTGATCGTCACGTAGCTCCCGGGCTTGCGACGTCCGGCGACCGCTCCTACGGCGCATTTCGGCCGTGAGATGCTCCAGGTGAACACGCCGGTCGTCGGCTCGTAGTGGAGAACTTCGCGGAGATGCTCCGCGGTGAGAGAATCGGCAGCAGCCATGAAGCGATACCTCGCTGATTGGTCAGAGGCCCGCCGGTGTTGGTCGCACCGCGCGAGCCTCGTCAGTCTAACGCCGCGAGGCCCGCACGAGGATCCAGTCGGATGCAGCACGTCTTCTTCGGTCACGACGAGCGCGTCGAAGCGGGCACGACGGTCTTCGTGCGCTCGGCGATCGCGCATGCGACCGGCCCGCTGACGCTCACCCCGATCACGCGTCGCAATGTGCGTGACGTCCAGGAGGGCAGCAACGCGTTCACCTACCGTCGATTCCTCGTGCCTTGGATGCTCGGCTTCCGCGGCTGGGCGGTTTTCGTCGACGGTGCCGACATGCTGTGTCGGGCGGATCTGGGCGATCTGTTCAAGCTGATCTACTACAACGACGCCGTGCGCGTCGTGAAGCATGACTATCGGACCAAGCACCCGCGGAAATATCGCGGAACGCCGATGGAATGCGACAACGCTGACTACGACAGAAAAAATTGGTCATCTGTAATGTTGGTAAATTGCACCCACTTCGCCTGGCGCAACGTCACGCCGGAGTTCGTCGAGCGGGCGAATCCCCTGGCACTGCTGCAACTGCGCTTCATCCCGGACGACTTCATCGGCTCGCTGCCGAAGGAATGGAACTGGCTCTGCGACGAGGATGGCGAGAATCCGGCCGCCAAGCTGCTGCACTTCACCGCCGGCATTCCGGCGTTCGCGGCGCACGCCGGCGCGCCGATGGCCGACGAATGGCACGCGGCGCGCGCCGCTGCCTACAATGCGACAGGTGCAACATGAGCAATCCCAAGGTCATCATTCCCCCGACCTCCGAGCCGATTTCGATCGACGAGGCCACCGCGCATCTGCGCATTGACGTCTTCGACCCGCTGGTCAGGAGCCTGATCCCTGTGGCACGCCAATGGGTCGAGAAGTTCACCGGCCGGAGCATGACGGAACGCCTGCTCGAGATCGCGATGGATGCCTTCCCGGGCCATCACAGGCATGGCTACCGGTTCCCCGATCGCCGGCTCGGCGTGGTCTACGAGGGCGAGGGACGCCATCCGCATCCGATTCGCCTGCTGGGTGGGCCCGTCAACTCGCTGGACCGGGTCATCTACACCGATGTGGGTGGCATCGACCAGGTGATCACCGACGCGCAGTTCGATTCCTACGAAGAGCCGGCGCGCGTGCTGCCGGCCGTGGGCACGACCTGGCCATCCACGCAGATCCGCATGGGCGCCGTCAAGGTGCGCTATTGGGCGGGCTACAGCGCGCCGGACGATTCGCCGATCGGGACGCCGCTTCCACTCCCCCTGAAGCACGCCATGCTGCTGGTGCTGGGTCACCTCTACGAGAATCGCGAAGACAGCGCCGACGTCGCGCTGGAAAGCATTCCGCTCGGCGCCGAGGCGCTGGCGCGGCCCTATCGCCTCGACACCGCGCTGGCCTGACACCATGCGCGCCGGCAAGCTCAATTCCAGGCTGATCATCGAGCGCCCGGAAGTCACGCGCGACGCCGACACCGGCGCCGAGCTTGTCGCGTGGGTCGAGGTAGCCACCGTGTGGGCGGCCATCACGCCGATCGTATCCATCCGCGGACGAGAGGCGATGATGGCGGACCAGGTTCAGGCCGCAATCGACGTCAAGATCACGATCCGCTGGTCGCCGCTGGTCGACCCGATGACCGCGAAATGGCGCGCCCGCCTGCTGACGCGCTACAGTCCGATCATCTACAACATCGCCGCGCCGCCGGCGCAGGTGAACATGAACGGGCGCGAGATCGTGATGCTCTGCAAGTCCGGCACGAACGAGGGCTAGGCATGGCCACCACGCGCAGCATCCAGGTGATGGGGCTCAGCCAGCTGGGTCAGACGCTCAAGGGGCTGAGCAGCGACATGCAGGCCCGCGTTGCGCGGCGCGCGACGAACGCTGCCGCCCAGGTCGTGAAAAAGGCGGTGATCATCGCCGTGAACGATCCGCGGGCCGACAAGCCCTATACCGTCGAGGGCGAGCTCGTGTTTCCAGGCAACATCAGCAAGAACGTGATCGTCAAGCGGATCCCGCCAGGCGAGACCGATCTGACCTCGGAGCACATCGTGACGGTGCGCGGCAAGGCCGCCCACGGCTATGCGTCGCGGATCGCGTCCCTCAAGGAATGGGGTACGGTCAAGGAAGCGCCGACGCCCTTCATGACGCCAGGATTCGAGACCAGCAAGGGCGCCGCGCTCGAGGCGATGGCGGAATCCGTCGCAGCCGACATCGCGGCCGCCGCGAAGAAAACGTGACGCCATGAGCACCGCCGTCCACAAAGCCATCGTCGACGCCCTGAACCCGCTGGTGGACAGCCGCGTCTGGCCGAACGAGTTCCCTCAGGGCAACCCGCTGCCGATCTGGCCGGCGATCCGCTACACCATCATCACCGGCGACCCGTTTCCGACGCTGTGCGGTACCGACGATGATGACGGCGACGACATCACCGTCTTCATTGATGTCGTCGCCACGACCTACCCGGCGATGCGCGCGCTCAAGGATCAGGTCGTCACGGCGCTGAAGACGACGGAGCCGCCTTGCTCGCGGCAGCCCGGCGGCCAGGAGAGCCCGGACGGCGAGACGAAGACGCAGCGCGTCACGATGACCTATCTGTTCCAGCAGTCGTCGAACGCATAACGGCGCTGCGCGACTACAATTCGGCCCAGGCAGCCACCTGGTCGCCGTCTCTTCAGGCCCGCCGCGGGGTGGGTTTTCATCACCCGAAAGGAGCTCCAAATGAGCGGCGGTAAGCGTTTCAAGTTCCAGGGCAGCACGATCGCGGTGTCGATCGGCTTCGACGCGGTATCGCCGTCGGTCGCCATCACCGCGATCACGAGGGCGAATCCGGCGATCGTCACGGCCGCGGGCCACGGCCTGGTCGATGGCGATGTCGTGAAGATCACCGGCGTGCTGGGCATGACCGAGGTGAACGACGACATCTACATCGTCAATCAGCTCAGCTCGAGCACCTTCGAGCTCGTCGACACCGATTCGACCGGCTGGACCGCCTACGGCAGCGGCGGCCACGCCGACAAGGCGCAGATGTCGAACTGGTGCGAACTCACCGGCTACAACCGCCAGGGCGGCACGAAGACGGAGAACGACGCCTCCAGCCTGTGCTCGACGGCCAAGGAATATGAGCTGGGCCTCCCGGACTTCGGCACCACCCAGCTCGACTATCACTTTGCGCCGCAGACCGCCATCCAGCTCGCGATGGCCGAGCTCGACCTCAGCGGCGACAAGATGGCTGTCGCGGTGAAGCTGCCGAAGAACGGCGGCAGCCGCATCCAGCTCGGGTTCGTCACCCAGACGTCGGAGACCGCCTCGGTGAACGGCCTCTGGACGGGGACGATGACCGTTCGCAACACGGGCAAGCCCCTGGATCTCGCATGAACCGCGCGGA